TCTACCGGGATTTTCTTTAAACCTTCGGTCATGTCATCGGCAACGGAGATATCCAGCTCATCCCCGTCTCTTGACCAATCCGTGATCTTTCCAGTAAAGGTTTCGGCATAATCGGAATAGGCAAATCCAGAAGTTAAGAAACCTTCCTTTCGGACAATACGCCTGTTTTTAAGAAACCGATTACTGATAAGACGTTTGATTATTTCTCTACCAGCGATAGAGAAAGTCATCTTGCCTCTGGTTGTATAACCAGCTTTTGTATCTATCTTGTTCTGTAGAGAGGATATATTGGTAAGAATCGGCTGGACATCGTTAAATCCACCTGTATTCTGGCCGAATTTATAAGTAATGTTATCCAAAGTCATTTCAATAATGACATTCGGATGGTTAGAGCCTTTCTTTAATTCTGACACATAGGCGGCTGTCAGGGTAATCGGCATTACAGTTTCCTACCCGTCAATTCAATCCTGATATCTCTAAGATGATCGAAGTTGATTGGATTATCGAATTTTAAATAAGGTCTGACCAACCAAACATCGGCTGAAGACCCTGTGGAGTCCCAAGCCATAATGAAATTTTTAGGTCCATGAGTCTCGAACCATGTTTTAACAGAAGCGTAAATTCCTGTGCTTTGATTGCTTAAATTAATTGATAACTGACGTTCCGTATATTTCGTATGAATCCCCGAAATATAACCGCCTTGACTCTTGTTTATATTTGCCTTGATCTCCTGACCATAAGGATCGAAGGGAGCTTGAATATAATCCAGTTCCGTCTTGGTCCCCAATGAAAGAATACTGATATAAGATTCCGTCACGGTAGAACGTGAAAAAGTCATTCTCCAATATCGAAAAGACCCCGGAGAGGTAAACTCTGACAGAATCGCTCCCGTAGTCCCGGCAACAAAACTGACTGCCAGATTCGTACTAGCGGCAAAATTATCGCTAGAAGCTGTCAGCGTGATCGTGGAACCGTTCAGGTTATGACCATAGATAGCCAAATAGTCTGCTGGATAAGTATTCCCTGCTCCGGCATCGAAGTTGATAGCTCTAGCGGTAGAAATGGCTGTAGACATTTCTTTCCATGAATTCACTTCCAGCCAATTATGAACGTAATCTATACTATAATCTCCAGTGGAATTTGTCGTGGGCGCGCTGATCGTTGATCCCGTTGACCCCAACATATTCTGCCAGAAGAACTTGAGCTTTGAACCTTGCATCAGACGGTCCTGATATTCAGATTGATATTTCTGTCTCTGGCATCGTTAATGCCCGGTACGATCACATCATCAATCAATCCCTGCCAATAGGCTTTATCTCCTACTCCATTCTGGACATTGATGGTGATATTCTGGGAAGGTAAATTTTGTGTTCCCGTAGGGCCGGGCTGTGAAGATGCCCCGACATTTGTTACCGGAATTGCACCGCCGCCACCTACGGATGGCGCACTGCTAGAAGTTCCAAAACTTGCGGATTTAATGGCTCTAATTTGAGCCATTCCTTTAATAAGCATCAATCCTGCGGGGATAAGTCCCCACGGATAACCACCACCTTTCTGAAATGATTGAAGTACCGCATCCGGTAACGAAACGGCTGCATTAGCTAATGCCAATGATTTATTAATATTAAATAGAGTCTTGCTGGATGTCGCAACAGAAGAAGTTAAATCTTCTCCTGTTTGCAATACATTTTGTATTTTTTGAAAATTGGTTAATTTCTGAAATTCTAATCCTTCAAGTTGCGCCCTAGCATTCATGTCCCCCATTCTGGCGAGATGTTCTAATTCAGCTTGTCCTATAAGTTTTGTTTTATCATCATGGCTTATGATTTCCAGATCACGCGCTCTTTGAATGTTTTCTAATTTCTTTTCAAATGCTTCTTGAGCAAGAGCATCTTCATCCATGATTGAAAGACGCACCGCTTCCATTTTCAACTGCCTGCGTCTTTCTTCTTCGGCAATAATCAATTCTGTCTGTCTGGTAATCCCTTCTCTGGTAAGTCCTTCACTGATTTCGTTTTCTGCACGGATGGCGTCTTCCATGTCGGAATGTGCAGTTTTCCTGTCACCAGTAGTTTTCTCTGGTAAGACTAATCGCGGTTTGGTTGTTTCGACTGAAGCACTAGCCACAATCGGCTTTTCACTAAATAAGGCTTCTCGCGCTGCTTCACCACGTCTCTGTATTTCAGCGATATCCTCTTTCATTAATTTAAGTGTTGCTCTTGCTTCGGCAAGATTAAGCTTTGCGGCATCGGCGGCAGCGGCAGCAAGCCCCGCTATACCTGTTCCTAATTCTTCAAACCCCTGGGCCACTCCGATACCGACAAACTGCACGGATTTAAGAACCGTTAGAAGTGCGTTGAGTATTGGTGCACCTTGTTGCGAACTGGTAAGAAAAGCATCCATAGATGTTTTCATTCTGGTCAGTTCATCATTGAATCTTTCAGCAGCCTGAGCAAAATCAGTTGAAATAATCTTTCCGGTGCGTCCTGCTTCTGCCGTCAATTCTTTAAGACTGTTCAATAAAGGTGCGAGCTGATAACCGGATTTCCCGAATAATCCCATTTCAACAGTCGTTTTTGCGGTATCTTCTCGAACCTTGGAAAGCTTGTCAGCGGATTCTTCAAAAACAGAACTAAGTTCACGAACTTTACCTGAATTATCTTTTACTCTAACGCCAAGAGTTTCGAACATCTTGGCGGCTTCTGAGCCTTTGTCTGTCACCGCTTCCTGAATATTTTTGCTCAGTTTTGCCAACGAGCTTGTTAGCTCCTCATTGGAAACATTTGATAGTTTCGCGGCATATTGATAAGCGGATAATTTTTCAACACTGATCCCGACCTTTTGTGAAGTCTTGGAAAGCTCGTCACCCAGATCAATCAATGAATCCGCATAATTTATAACGGCGCGAACTGAAAACGCCGCCGCCAATACTCCGCCAATCTTTGTTACTGTCGAACCCAACGCATCGAAACTGCCACGAATACGTTCTATGTCCTTTGATATCTTCGCCGTGTTCATGGCGATATCGACAACAAGAGAACGAGCGACGGCCATTAGCGTTTATATCCTTTCAGGTTGGCTTTCAAGGTGGGTTCCAGCGGTGGTTGCTTCTTGCGGGACTCCTCGAACAATTCCTTTTCAACATGGAAATAAGCGCGCCATTCCGAAATTTCCATACTGCTGATATTGGAAAGGAGTTGCCCGACCGTCATCTTTAGTTCACGAGCGAGGGTGAAGTAGAAGTATCGTTCCCCTCGCTCTCGGAGTTTTTTGTTAGCGCCTCTTCTTCCTTGGCCCCGATACCGTTCAACTCCGTGGCGATGGTGTATAAACGGTCAAGAGCTTTAGCACTTTTACCGCCTAGTGATTCGATGTCCTTATCAGAGAAAAGCCTTTTCCCATCCTCCCCCACCAGGCACATGCTTAAAAGCTTGGCCCGAAGGTTCTTGTAATTAGACTTTCTGTCTTTACCACGCCCCTCGAATAACGAATCCTCGAACTGATCCCGTTCCGTTCCGGTCATCATTTTAATAATGACATCGCCTTTCCATTCAGGAATAGGGACTACCCGCGTAGTCAGATCGTTTACTTCCAGAATATCTTTCCTGCTTAAAGTCATATTGCCTCCTCGTTGTTATACTGCGTCGATATAATGAACTGAACTGGTAATTTCCAAAGTGACGGAGCCTTTGACAACATCGTCTATGGCTCCGGTTAAAGAAAATCCTGTAACATAGGCATCCAGATAAAACGCACTAGGCTGGCTGGCGGCGGTCCCATTATCGGTGAACTTGATATCGAAGATACGCTTGGTCCTGGCAGCACGATCATTCTTTAATGCTGTATGCAAAGCCGTGGCATTACTGTCGAAAATAACATCCATCGACAACTGGCCTTCATCACGAATCCCAACCTGTTTCTCTTTGGCCGTGGAACCGAGATGAGTAATATCTATAATTCCTGCGGAACCGGAAGGTCCATTAAAACCCGTGACGGTTCCAATGGCTGACATGGAATGACCTGTCAAGGTTATGGAGATACCGGATGATTGAGCCACGACAGTCTCGTAAACCGTCATCACAGTGGCTGCCACAGTCAAGGGCGTGAAAATCCTCGTGGAATTCGCGGTGGAATTAGTTTCAATCCGCATGGCGGTCGTAAAACCATCGACAACAAAACTACCCACATCGGAACGGGTGATCGTATCGTTTCCCGCGCCCGCGACGGTCGTGAATAGAATAGTTGCAGCAGCAGTCAAGGCCGTGGACCCTGCCGCCGTGGATTGGCGTCTGATCTGGACGCCTTGTGCTTCGATAGGCATTAGTTAGTCGTCCAGGTAAGCGGCCCGCTTAACTCAAGACTGATGCTGGCCTTGATAACATCGTCAATCGCGCCCGTGATGGAGAATCCGGTGCAATAGGCGTCCGCATGAATCAGAGTTGTTGAAGTGTCGGTGAATTTAATAGCGACTTTTCTACGGGAACGGGCGGCACGGTCTGTTCTGAGATTCGTCTGACCTATATCGGTAGA